AGAGAAATTCACAAAACAAAAATAAGAGAAGCAAGAACTCCATTACTTTCTGCTTTAGATGTTGAATTTCAAAAAGCACAGGAGACTTCAGCAGATACTTCAGCTATCGTTGCTAAGAAAAACGCATTAAGAGATGCCCCTGCTGATTCTGGTATTGCAGCGGCTTCAGACGAAGCGGCACTTAAAGCTCAATGGAAAACTGATATACTAGGCACATCACCATATAGCTAATGGTAATAATAGATCTTAATTAAAAACTTGTTAAATAATTTAAAATCTGAATTTCTATTTCCAACACAAGTAGCAATTGCTGATATTGAAAATTTTAAAGATTTTCAAGATGATCTTATAAAATGGATTTACGAATACAAAAAAAAAGATTCTGGAATTTCTAAGATTTCTAATAAAGGTGGTTGGCAAAGTTTATCTAAAGAAGTTTTTTTAGATGAGGGTTTTGCACCATTTCAACCTTTCATTATTGAGAGTGTAAAAGAACTTCTTCTTGAATTTAATATTGCAAGAGAAACTACTCTTGTTCAAATGTGGCTAAATGTAAATGGCCCTAATTCATACAATGTTTCTCATCGTCATCCTAACGTAGAACTTGCAGGGGTTTTATGGATTAAACAAACACCAGAACAAGGGAGGTTTGTTTTTGACAATATGGATATAGGTTATCGTGATGCAATGCTGCTAAATTCAACAGATCGAGAACATTTAGAAAAATATAAAATGCCTCCAGAATATGTTCCAAAATATTCTGATGGGACAATATGTATATTCCCAGCAAATTTAACTCATAGAGTTGAAATAAATGAAACTAAAGAAGATCGTATTTCTCTTTCATTTAACATCAAAATCAGTTGAATTTATTGATCTGTTCAATACCCCTAAAGTGACATATAAAGGTGACAGAGATATAATTAAAAGTAATGTAGCTATGCTCATAAGTGACATGGCTCTTAAAATTGCAAATTTAACCATGAGAAAAGTTTTAGACATTATTACTATCGTAACTACGATTCTTGTTCTAGGAATCTTAGGTGGTGGGTTCTTTACATTTAAGTATGTAACGTCAGAACAGTTTAAATCCAAACTAATGAAAGAAGTCATGGGCAATGTATCAGGACTTATGCCTAAAGTATTAGATCAAGGCTTACCAAAAATGACAGGACCATCTTTACCAACAACTAAACTTCCTAAGTTCTAATGAACTGTTATTGGTGCGGTACAGAATTAATAATAGGTGTTGACATTGATATTGAAGATGGCATGGTTGGTTATCCTGATTTTTCGGTGATGACTAACTTATCCTGTCCTAGATGTTCTTCGGAAGTAGAGGTATTAAAAAAAAGAGATGCCTACGATTAAAATACAAGAAATAAATATTCCTAGAATAGAAGTATATAAACCATTTATTCCTAAAATTAAAAAAGTTCCTAAATTAATTGTTGACTATCCAGCTTGTGTCAAAGTACATAGAAATAATTTATTTACAAAAATTGATATTGATGAAAACGGAACTGTTATAAAATGTGGCGTTGAAATGCCTAGCTATGAACCGCTTCAATATACTCCTAATTCATTTAATTACACTCAATCAGAATTAAGTAATAAGGCAGAACAAAAGGCAATACAAAGACCTGTTCAAGAAAAAATACCAAAGAAAAAAGACAAAGAATTATATATTCCCTGTCCACCTTCAAATCCTCAATTTATGAAAGGTGATTACAGAAATGACAAAAGGATTCAAAGATTTAATTTCTACGAAAGAATAGAGATAAATGGAGTTATCGAGTGTGTCGAAAATTGGGAAGAAGTATCATTCCGAGAAAGCTTTATTGGAACGCCTCAAAGTCTTATTTCAACTTCTCTGCTTGGTGTGGTTGCTGGTGGCTCTGCGCTTTTGGCTCCTGTAATAAAAAAGCTTATTTCTACAATATTTAAACAATTAAAGAAAAAGATTTCAAAAGAAGAAAAAGATAAAGTAGAATAAAAAAACCTTATTTTGTTCTTGGCCTAAATAAGGTGTCTAGGTAGGCAAGTTTAACCGTACTTGTCTACTGCTTTAATTTATGAGCGTGTGGGATAACTTGACCCATTTTTGGTTTTACTAAAACATCTGCACAAATAGAATGGTATGGACTTTTAGGATGATATTCAATTCCTGAGATTTTTAATTCCCCACAATTTTTTAATCGCGCGAGTTCATAGTCAAGCATTTTGTTGTTTAATATTTGATTTTGTATTTTCTCTTGTGTGGTAGCTGACTTTAAACAAGCATCTTGATAGGCAGAACCTAATGGGATAGAAAATGTTGCAGCAATACCAAAATTTATTCCTAAATTATCTTTATTAGCAGAATAGTTTTCTTGATGATACAAAATTTCCCCTGCATTGGTCAGATTTCCCGAATCATCAGTTGCCATATTATAGACAGGGGTATTATATCTTAAATCTTGAGGTCGTTTTTGGTTAAATGTCGTAGTTACAAATGGGCTGATTGTGAGCATTGAGTTCTGGCAAACAACACCATTTCCAAATTGAGACTCAATAAGATTACCTTGCAACACTTGCACGGCTTGATTGGAAACTGATGAACTAGATTGGGCTACGGGCGCGGCTGTTGATGAGGTATTTGCTAAAACTGGTTGTCCTAAAAGACTTGCTATTACTGAGAAAACACTGTAGTAGTGTCTGTAACGCTTTCGCTTGTTATCTGGCGAGTAAGATCGGTTATTCGACTTACTGAGGGTTGTTTGTAGACTTCTGTAAATTGAAACGCTGCACCATTTTGATTTAATGAAAAGTTCGCTTTGTTGTTTAAATCTACTTGCTTCCATGTATAAGTTTCACCATTTAAAGTTGTTTGTAAGTCGGTGTAACTAGGACTAATATTACCGTCAGAAGTGACACCCGACCCAGAAACGCTATATGTAGATCCAGAAAACTCAATAGTGCGGATTGATTCTGAAATATTTGTAGTTGTTCGAGTGGTTGAACTAGATGTACCCTGGGTAAAATTTGGAACGACAGGAATAGCATATAAAGGACTAGATATAAATAAAACACAAACACTAAACCATTTCATTAATCTAGTATTGAAAGTTCGGTCACGAATTGCCCTATGCAAGTTGTACCAGCCCCTCCAGCAGTACAAGTATTTGTATTATTAGATAAAACAGTACCAGCCAATGATCCAGCAACACCGCCAGAATAACTGGTTGTCTTAGACAGAACAGGAAGGTCAGCAATTACACCAGAAGTTACATCTACACCAGATCCAACTGAATACACCACATCACCAGTTTTCCAGCTTTCTGTAAAAGTAAAAGCTGAACCTGCTGTATTAATATCATAGGTTCCTAGATCAAGAGTTGCCGCTGCGGTTGCACTTGCTGGGGCTACTAATTTTCCAAAATGATCATCAGCAGATGCAACTTTTATATTTGAACCAGAAACACTATAAGTGCTTGCCCCTCTTTCTCCAATGGTATAAGCACCATCTGTTGTAAGTTGAACAGAACTCGTCATTTTGTGAACAAGGTCTGCGTGGGCTGCTGGCATTAGTAAGGCTGCAAGTAATAAAAACTTTTTCATTTTTTGGATGAATTAGGGTCAACTTTGATAACGTCAGGTTTTGTTGTGACGATCTCAAGAGGCTGTCTTATTATTATAGTTTGAACGCTACCATTGGAGTTACCAATTGTACCGTTTTCACCATCTTTTTTCTTTTTCTTAGATCCCTGTGCTGCATTAACACTTATTCCGAGTCCACCAAGAATATTTCCGAGCAAACCAGCAGCAAAAGTGCTATCGACACGAGGTTGATCTGGTATGTCGATTCCGAATAATCTACTAGGTAACTTTATATATCCAAGAGATAAGACTACTAAGCACCAAGCAAGGATAAAACCTTGTGCAACAGTAGAAATTAAAAACGTAATTTTCTCTTGATAATCAGGTTTGTCATCTTCTGCTGGAATAACCTGTGAAGGAGTATTTTTCTTTTCGTCTACCATAACTAGCCTTTTCTGTCATAATAGACATATATTGAGGATTCGTAAAGTGGTAGAGGTAGTTGCAGCAGTAGGTGGGGCTTTATTAACAGCTTGTTTTGTCTCAGTTGGCTCAATCTCTTATAGAGGTAGACAATCAAGAGATGACCTTGTTCGTAATACAACTGCAATAGAATTACTAACAAATAAGATCGACAATATGCATGATGATATGAAAGAAGTATTTCATCGTTTAAAAGAAGTAGAACTTGCTGTAGTAGAGATTAAGCCAAGAAGATAACCTCTCCTACCGACCACCAATAGAAGAGGTTATAGCTCGGATGTAGGGAATGAGCTACTATTAACTTAGCAATTTTACTAATAACAATGCTAAAAATTATAGAACCAATCATTTTTGCCTTCCTTCGTGGAAAAGCATTAAAAAAACTTTTACTTGATATAGCAAGAGTTATGGTCAAGAAATCTGATAATACAGTTGATGACCGCTTATGCGATATGTTGGAAAAAGCTTTATTTCCGGGCAGATAATTACTTTTTACCGCCTTTCTTTTTCTTCTTTTTCTTTCCCATTCCTGTTCCGTAATGTCCGGGCATAGTGTGTAAGTGTAACTAAGCCAAGTATAGCTTTGTTGCCTTATTAAACCAATACGCTAGGGTAAGGTTGGAGGAACTTGTTATGAAACTTGTAATGCCTTGGTCTGGATGGTTTAACAAACAAGCCAAAAAAAGAAGGAAAGTTGAACCTTGGGTGTTAGCTGATGTTTCTATGGAAGAAGAATTACACGTTGAGATATTTTTAAGACACGTTGTAAATACTTTAGATCCTGATGATATTCCAGATCTTATTAGTGCTTTTGCAAAAGAAAACTTTAGATTAGTAAAAATAATAAATCAGGCTGGAGATCATATTGATAAATTAAATCTTAGATCTTCTTCTCCCAAAAGTAAGCGCAATCCTTTGCCCAAACTCCCCCACTAGCTTTACCTTCTGGCATCCCTAATCCACACTCTGCTTTGATAACTAGGTGATGAATACAATCTATACATAAAGGATGATCTCTGCTCATACATCTAGCATCAGCATACAAATATTCTGCTTCAATAAGAGCAGGCTCTAGTTCTTTTGCCTGTAATGGCAAATTAATTTTACCTGTTTTAGTTTTTATTTTTACTCGCCATATTGTCGGCTCTTCTTCATATAAAACCATGCGACCAGCATGGTATCTAAGAGAAGCCATTACTTATGCCAAATTCTATCCTCATAACCATCAGGGGGAGTACTAATCCAATGCCTTTCTCCATTTATAACTCTAAACACATGATTACCGCAACATACAATCTCTCCTAAGTCTTTCTCCGTCTTGTTCTGCCTCTGATTTTGTTTCGTAAATGTTTCCGAGATAGACAATTTTTCCATCATAATACCAAGCTT